ATTGGAAGGTGCAGCTTTATTTGTTAGACAAGGTTCAACAAATGGTGGTACACGGTGGGTGTCAAGCACAACAGGTACAATCACAATAGGTACTACAGCAATTACTTTTGCGGCTTTTGGTGGTGGTTCTACTTATACTGCAGGTAATGGTTTAACATTAGCGACCAATGATTTTGCAGTAGGAGCCGGTACAGGTATTTCTGTAAGTGCTGATGCAGTTGCCATTGATACAACTGTTGTTGTTCGTAAATTCTCTTCAACAATAGGCGACGGTGTTGCTTCTTCTTATACAGTAACTCACAATTTGAATACTCAAGATGTGCATGTACAAGTGAGAGAGGTTGCCACAAATAACTTGATCGAATGTGATGTACAAGCAAATGCTGTAAACACTGTAGTCATTGGCTTTGCAGCTTTAATTGCAACCAATTCGTATCGCGTAACCGTATTTGGATAAAATATGAAAGGATTATCTTATAAATCAGTAGTATCTGTAGGAGCATTACCCACAGCATCAACTGCTCTAGCTGGTGTATTGGTATTACTGTCTACGGATAATAAACCTTACTGGTGTGATGGTACTTCTTGGGTAGATCTTACTTTGACAGGTAGCGGTGGTGGAGGTTCTGCCACTGCTGCTTATACCAGAAGCACTTTCACACCAACTGCAGGACAAACAACATTTTCAGCAACTTACACAGTAGGTTTCTTAGAAGTGTTGGTGAACGGAGCTTTATTGGCTCCTGCTGATGTGACAGCAACAAACGGCACTACATTCACAATATCCGCAGTAACAACAACAGATATAGTTGAATGTATAGCTTACAATGTTGCAACAATAAACATAACTGATGCAGGTTCTTTGGCTACAGGTACAGTTCCTACAGCTAGACTTGGCTCAGGTACAGCAAACAATACTACTTATCTTCGTGGAGATCAGACTTGGGCTACTTTGACTCAAACAAGTCCAGGCGGTACTTCAGGCAATCTTCAGTATAATGATGGGATAGGTGGTTTTGCAGGAGCTACTTATGTAGATATTAGCCAAGGTAATTTAAGGTTAAGTGATATACCCGCTATACCAACAGCACCAGCAGCAAATACTTTACTTCTTTTTGCAGAAAATCATGCAGGTAAGATGTTACCGTCTGCCATGGGCCCGAGTGGTGTAGACTTCAATTTACAAGCGTCTCTTTATGGAAATTCTACTTACATGTGGTTGGCCGGTACAGGTACTACATTGGCAATAAACTGGGGTACTTCATTTACAGCAATAAATAATGCTGGCGCACAGGCACATCCAACAAAGGCTTCCACTTCTGCAATAACAAGTATGAATAGGGCTACATTTTCCACAACAGCAACAAATAATACAGCCAGCGGTATTGTATCAGCAGCCTCTGTAGCTTGGTTAGGAAATGCTGCTGGATTAGGTGGATTCTTTTTCTTTTCAAGATTTGGATTGGAGTCTGGAACAGGTACATTCAGAGCTATGGTGGGTTTGAGCGCAAATACTGCAACTTTGGCAGCTGAACCTTCTACACTGGTAAATACAATTGCAATAGGTAAAGATTCTGCCGATACAAACTGGTTCATCATAACCAGAAGTGCTACTACTGTGACCAAGTATGATACAGGTATTGTCGTAACTGCAGGTAATATTTTAGATTTTTATATGCACTCTGCGCCAAACTCTCAAAGCGTATCTTTTCATATTAAAAATGCAATCACTGGAGCAACATTATTTACTTTAAACAATGTTACAACTAATTTACCTGCAAATACTGTGTTCTTAAATATGCAAACATTGCTTCAAACTACTTCGGCAAGTATTAAAACATTTGCATTAAATCGCATGTATTGTGAAACGGACTTATAATTATGGCATTACTTAAAGAATATTTAATACAGGATGCCACCAATAATATGTGGTATACCGAAAATCACGAAATACCTATCGGTGATAGATGGAGTACGAATATTTTAAGTGCATATAGATTCGCCACAATTGCTGATGCAGAATCAGAATTGGATTTAGAATATCATATTTATCTATATAGAATTGTAGAAGTAATAAGTAAGGTGATTATATGACTCAATCAAGAAATTTAGCTAAGTTTGCATCTTTCATAGATGATACTGGGGCAGCAAGAAATACGCCTAGAGTTGCTTCAATTGCAAGTTCAGCCACAATAACACCTACCATTGATATAGATGACCAATATAGTGTAACTGCTTTAGCTGCTGCTGCAACCATTGCAGCACCCACAGGTACCCCATTAGAAGGCCAAAAGCTTACCATTAGAATCAAAGATAATGGAACAGCAAGAGCTTTAACTTGGAATGCTATTTATAGAATAATTGGTGTAACATTACCAACCACAACTGTTGCGAATAAACTAATGTATATAGGTTGTATCTATAATTCTACAGATACTAAATGGGATGTAGTTTCAGTAGCTCAGGAGGCTTAATATGCCTGTAATATTTTTAACTACTCCAGGAGCTTTAGCTAATTGGACTGTTCCAAGTGATTGGACAAACAACAATAACTCAATAGAGATTATTGGTACCGGTGGCCCTGGAACACCTTTGTCAGGTACAGCGGCTGGTGGTGGAGCAGCTTACGCTAAAAACATAAATGTACAATTAACTCCAAATTCTACTGTGCAGTATATGATAACAGATCCTTCATCTGTTGCTGATGCTGCATACATAGGGTCAGCATTGTTTACAGCATCAATATCAGGAACTACAATGACTGTAACTTCAGTCAATAGTGGAGTTATTGATGTCGGTTTATGCTTAACAACTCAAGGCAGTACCACTTATAATACCAGAGTGATTGCAAGAGGAACTGGAACAGGCGGTTTAGGTACTTATACAATAGATACTACGCAAACATCTGCAAGTGCTTTGAGAACTGGTTATTTTTGTAGAGCTGATGATGGAAAAGTTCCTGCAAATGGTACTACTGGTGGACTTGGAGGTGCAATCACTAATTCATTAGGTACGTTACGTTATGCCGGAGGTGCAGGTGCTTCAGGAGGCGGTGGCGGTGGCGCTGCTGGTCCAAGAGGCGCTGGAGGAAATGGCAGTGGTGGTACAGGAGGTACAGGTGATGGGGGTTTTGTTCTAGGCAGTACTGGTGAAGTAGATGGTTTGGCTGGAGACTACTGGACATCAACTGTATCCCCGTTTTTTACAGCAGGTTCAGGCTCTGGTGGTGGAGGGGCAGGTGCTTCAGGTGGTGCAGGATTTGGTGGTATGTATGGTGGAGGTGGAGGTGCTGGTACTATCGTATCACACAACGGAGGCCAAGGTATTATTGTAATTAGTTATAATTTATCTGCAGCACCGACCAATAAAAGCAACTCATTCTTTATGTTTTAGAGGAATTTATGATCATTGACTTTGAAAAGTCTATAGGAAACGCTATCTACAAAGGTACATTAGACTTACCAGATGGTATCGTGTTTTCTGAGGCTGAAATAGAAAGTATGAAACAACAACAATTTGAAAGTTGGCTAAAAGGTATGGGTTATAGTCAACCAATATATTTACCAGAGGCTTAATGTGCAATTGTCAGAACATTTTACTTTAGAAGAATTGATCGAAAGTGATGAAGCAACTCGAAAGGGTATCTCCAATATTCCTGATATCCCAACCAGAGTTAACTTACAACGACTGGCAATGAAGCTGGAAGAAGTTAGAGCATTATTCAATGCACCTATATCTGTGTCTTCTGGGTTTAGATCAAACGATTTAAACAAGTTGGTCGGTGGTCAGTTGAACAGTCAGCACGTTTATGGCTGTGCCGCAGACTTCAGAATAAAAGGATTCCCAATTGCAGATGTCATGAGAACAATTGTAGAATCAGACATTAAATACGATCAGTTGATCATGGAATATGATAGATGGATTCACATATCAGTTCCTGTTTACTCTCAATCGCATCCAAGGATGCAAAAATTAATTATTGATAATAAAGGAAAAAGAAATTATGGCTAAAATTGAAGCGCCTACTTTGGATCAAACTCCAGTATTAGAACCTGAAATGGAATTACCATTTGTTGAAGAGACTTTGGCGCCTGTTGAAGAAGCTTTAGTTGCAAACATTGAATTCTTTGAAGCTGAAGAATATTACAATATTGTGCCTTCAGACTGGGATATCAAAAGATTGGATGCAGATAATATTGAAGCAGTCAATTTACAAAACGAAAAGTTTGTTGGATCTCGTAAAAGATTCAGTGAAATCTTGAGAGGCTAATATGGCAATTGACTTGAGTGGTTGTCCTGCTGCAATTAAAGATGTTAAAATAAACATCAAGAATCATTTAGAAGCAATAGAGTATAAAGGTTTAGGCCCAGCTGACCCTACTCAGTCAAACGAAGACTTTTGGTTGGAAAAATCAAGAAAATTCGGAGTAATGCCAGGAGACGCCAGAGGCCGGCTATGTGCCAACTGTAGATATTATGTAAATACATCTTTTATCAAAGATTGCATAATGAATACAGAAACACGAAACGCTAAAGCGTCTTCATTACCTTTAAAACCCAAATGGGCAGATATTGAAAGTTTTCCAACAGCATATTGTACATTATTAGACATTACATGTTCTCCAATAAGAACTTGCGATTTCCAATTGATGGGTGGTCCAATTGATGATGAAAAGTTTGAATTGCCACAATACAAGAACATGCTAAAAGAAGATATGATGGAGGACTAATGGCAGTTGTAAATGCAGCACAAGCTGCTGTTAAAACAGTGGCAGACCCAAATGCAGCTTATGAATCCTTAAAGGATCTTTGGGAAAGATGTAGAGCCGTATGCAGCGGTGAACAATATGTAAAAGACTATGATGATATGTTGGATGTATTTACATTCAGCAATATGTTAATCCCATTCTCACCTTCAATGACTCCGGATCAGTATCGTTTTTATAAAGCTGAAGCTGAGTTACCAGGAGTCACTGCACAATTTGCAAAAATGATTGTCGGTGGTTTATTGAGAAAAAGACCTTTATTGGAATTGCCAGACTCAATACCTGAAGAAGCTTATGACTGGATAATGAATGAGTTTGGCAGAGACGACTCACCGATAACAGCATTTTTAGATTCTGCATTATGGGAAGAAGTTCAAACCTCTAGAGCATGGGTATTTGTTGACTATCCTAAAATTAACAATCCAGACCAATACTCAAAAGATGAATTGAAGAGTTTTAAACCTTACCCTATATTGCAAAAAGCTGAATCGATTATCAATTGGAGAGTAACTTCTGATGCTTTTGGTAAATCTATTTTGGATAGAGTTATCGTAAGAGGCTTCAAAGAAGAATATAATGAATCTGAGTTTCATCCTACATACGTGGATACCGTTTGGGTACACGAACTTGTGGACGGTAAGTATCAGATCAGAATGTTCCAAAAGAATGCATCAACAGTGAATGTTCCTACGGTAAGTGGAGCAATCCAAAATGCAGACATCAAAACCAATCGTGTTCAATTTGACTTAAAAGAAACTTACAGCAATATATTGGCAAACGGTGAGCCATTAAAGATTATTCCTGCTTGGCCTTTAAATGGCTCAATTGATTTGGTTGAACCTATGTTGTCTCCAATCATTGATAAAGAGATCAATCTGTATAATAAAGTAAGTCGCAGAAACCATTTATTGTATGGTGCAGCAACCTACACACCGATCATTATTTCTGATATGGTTGATGAAGAGTTTGACAATATCGTAAACAGTGGTTTGGGCAGTTGGATACGTTTGAGACAAGGTGATGATGCCAAAGTTTTGGAAACTCCAACAGCAGCTCTTCAAGATATGGATCGGGCAATTGTCCAAAGTATAGAAGAAATGGCTAAGTTGGGCATAAGAATGTTAAGCCCTGAGACTGAACAATCAGGGGTGGCTTTGGAAATACGCAATGCAGCTCAAACAGCTCAATTGGGTACTTTAAATAATAAAGTAAGTAATACTATGGCGCAAGTAATTATCTTTATGATCAATTGGCGCTATGATTTACAATTGACAACTAAGGATATTGAATTTTCATTGTCTACAGATTTCAACCCTGTTCCTATTGGCGCAGATTGGTTGAGATTGGCAACTGAATGGTATCAACAAGGTTTAATTCCAAGATCAATTTGGTTGATATTACTCAAACACAATGATTTAATTCCTCCTGATTATAATGATGAAGAGGCTAAGCAAGAAATCAATGATGATGAAATGTTAATGCCAAAAGCGAATGAACAATCAGCCAATCAAATAGGAGCAGAAAATGCCGCTTAAAAAAGGATTCTCTAAAAAGACAATCTCAGAAAATATAAGTATGGGTATGAAAGAAGGTAAGCCTCAGAAGCAAGCCATCGCCATTGCTTTGAGTGAAGCTGAAAGAGCTAAAAAGAAAAGGAAAAAGAAATGATACGTATTTGGTTTCCGCCAATAAACTTGTATTCTTATCCCAAAAAAGAAACTAAACCAAAACAGAAAAAGTGATACTATGGCTACTAATGCTAATACACAAATATACGATAAAACAGTAAATAGAGCAGCCATGATTCGGCTGTATGAAAAACGTGTTAATGGTAAGGTGGAATTAGTGATTAATGGCCATACCATAAGACTTGACAAGTTAATAAAAGAAGCTAAGCTATCTCCAAAAGGTTTTGAAGCACTGCAAGAAGCAATTGATAAAGAACTTTTAAGAACTTATAAAGAAACTTTCAATATAAGTAAAAGATCTTTACTTGATCTTGCAGTGGATCAACTTTCTTTTGCATATCAAAACGTAGAAACAGCAATGGGTTCTATTTGGAAAACAGAAAGACCTCAAAGACGTGTTGCTGAAGAGATTGTTTTGGAAAGACCTTTGATTGAAAATAAGAATTTAGCAGCTGGCTGGTCAGGCGTTAGTTTCAGTGAAAAGAAACGACTTGAAGCACTAATACGAAAAGGTATAGCGGAGGGTAACACTGTAGATGAAATCGCCTTAGCAGTCAGAAAAGGTAATATTCATAATATTACCATGATGCAATCAAAAGCTTTGGTTGTCACTGCAATTACAAGTGTACATGCTCAAGCTGACCATGAAATCTACGAAGCCAATAAAAAGGCCATAACAGGATGGCAATATGTGGCAGTTCTGGACACGAGGACGACACCTCTGTGTGCGCATCGTGATGGGCATATCTACCCTATTGGGGATAAAATCCATCTGCCTCCTGCTCACTACAATTGCCGTTCTACAACAATTCCTGTGTTTAAATCTTGGGAAGACATAGCCAAACTCGAAGGTGTAGCTCAAGTCAGACGCAGAAATATTGAAAAACTTTCAAAAGAGCAAATAGCTTTTTATGATGGACAAACCCCATTAAAAGAAAGTTACAATGATTGGCTATTGAGACAACCTAGAGAAATACAGTATACTCATTTAGGTGATTATCAGAAAGTTGATTTATTGAACACTGGTAAGGTATCAATTGATAAATTTACGAATGATGCAGGAAAAGAGCTTGGCATTCGAGAATTGAGAGCCGCCACAGACTCTACTTATGAAGTGTCAGGCGATACAATTAAGTTTGCAAATGCCAAAAAGAAATTAGATGCTATGCAACTTGGCGCTTCAAATCCAGATGATCTGATTGATAGCCCGAAATTGAGAAAAACTTTGTTGGATTATTACATACTTCAAACAAAAGAATTGGAAGGCACATTATCATACACTAATTATAGAGGCACTCTATTACACAATAAGAAAGCTACTAGAAATAGAGTATTAAATTCACCTCCAAAGGAAGAACAATTAAAATTTAATCCGTCAACAGGCAGATACGAAGATGTAAGGTTATATCAACCAAGTCCTACTGTATTGGCGAATAACTTGAAATTGGTGGACGAAAGTAAGGTTCTTCTGGATAGGGATAAAGTTTTTATCCGTAAATTTGTGGAAGATCTTTCGGATACTATGAGTGTAAATGAAAGAGCTGTAGTTACCGACAATTTGAGAATTATTTTTGGCAGATATCGCAGTAACAAAGAAATTTGGGCAAATTTTAAAGCTGTTGTTCAATCTCAAATTAAATTTGATGTTATGAATGTGTCTGATTCAATAGAAACCCAATTGCGTAAAGATACTGATTTGATGAAACGTTTACTACAAGACAACTATATTGATCCAGTTCTTGGAGTTACTCAATTAAATGATTTACATGATAACTTCATAAGTAATATTATGGCGAGAAATAAGTGGGAAGATAAAACTGCTCCAACTATTGCTAAAGAATTGAGATCTTTCTTGGATCCACAGATTCCACTTAAAATTAGAAGTAGATTGTCTGAAGATGATCTAAATCAATTTTATTTGAGATTTGCACACAGATTAAGTATGGCGGATAGTCCAGATAGAGATCAATTTGCTGTTATGCTTGGAAGAGACCTTTATAATATGGCCAATTTAAATGGATGGCGTAAGCAATGGTTCGAATTGGGGATGAAAATACTTGAAAGTAAGAAGGTTGATAAATTCTTCCAAGTAGAAACTTTTGGTGTTCAAAAGCGTAGGATGAAAAGTCGTTTGAGTGGCGCTTACTTCGGCCCCTATTACGATACACTTGCTTACAATATAAGAGTTACAGATCCGCGCATCCAAGAGTATGCCAGATTAAACCGCAAGGTTGAACTTGGACTTCGTGTTAGCGTGACACAAGACAGCAATAGATTATTGTTTAGAGAAGGCTATAAAACTTATTGGATAGATAGAGGAATATTGGGTTTAGAAGATACACGAATACCAATTACATCTACTTCAAGTTTTAGTGAATTCCCTGAAGAATTTCTAGATAATAAAATGATAGATGCTTTAACATGGGCATCTAAGACGAAATATAAAGTTGATGAAGACTTTTATGACTTTGTTGATAAACTATTATACTTTAAGGATGATAGAGGTAAGGCTCAATTTTATGATGAAAGAAATGAATATAGAAAATACATAGCGTCCAGAGGAGACTCTTATGAGCGTTTCAAAGCTATGCAATGGCTTCGCAGCAGTGGGAAATCTTTTAGTAATCATCCTTTTATTGACCATAGGGCTCGTGTCTATGATAGGGGGCTTATTGGTCCTCAGTCTGGAGAAACTTTCAGACCTTTTCTTAACACAGCTGAATCAAAGAATTTTAGCCCTGAAGAATTTGAAGATTTTCAAGATCAAATAGGAGCATTTTTAGGTGGTTTAAATGACACATTTGAAGGTAGATTTAACTCATTATCAATTACAGGCAGACAAAAAGTTGCAGATAAGTGGAGACCTGAGTTAGTTCGTATTGGAAATCTTATGTTGAGTAAGAAGCCTAATGATATCAGAGCAATACTTGAATCAAATACAGTGTCTTTAGTTGATGGCGAAGAGTTAGGAAAATTCTTTAGATTTGCAATTGAAACTGCAAAAATAGATAATTACCTAGGTGGCAATTACAGTAAGTCTTCTTTAGAAAAATTGAGAGATTATAAAATATCACTTGCATTGGAACAAGATGCTTCGTCATCAGGAGCTCAAATTATTGCACTCACAACACGCAATAAGCAGTTAGCTGAATTATCGAATGTGGTTCCAACAACTCAAAAACGTAGATTATATGACGAAATTGCAGCAGCTACTTTCAATGACCCTCGTTTTAAAGTGATCAATGAAAAACTTGGATTAACTGAGAAAGATCTTAGAAAAGCTGCCAAAGCTCAAAATATGGTAACATTCTATGGTGCTGGCGAAAGAACAGGCATCTTAAATGTAGAAGGTAAGCTATCTAAGGTATTGGGTAAAGACAAAGCCACATTAGTTGTTAAAGCTTCAGACAGAGAGACTGTACTTAACGAAATATCTGCAAGAATAGCTAGATATGAAAGATTTGACCCTGTGACTGCAGATGAGCTTAGAGTACTTAGAGAAAATGTAAAAGATATCTTCAATAAAGGTATTGATCCTGGTGATGAGATATTAGAGCAACTATATTTCTTAGATCCAAAAACAAAAGATCTTGTTGAGAAGCTTTCTTTAAATTATGATAGAGTTGTAACTCCAAACGATTTTAAAGATGTTGCAAAAATAATGAGTGAGCATCTAAGAGAGCAAGTTCCAATTTTAAAAGACTTCACAAGATTCTTTGGAAGATTGGCCGAAGACTATCTTAAGAATGCTAAACCATCTGAATCTTCATTTGATTGGAAAACAGTAACTAAAGCGAGATTGGTTGGTGTAGAAAAGAAAGGTTTTGTATTGCCAGATTTAATCAGCAGAATTGTTGGTGTAAAGGCTGGCGAACCACTAAGTGAAAAGCTGATAAAGCGACTTAGTTTTTATAAACCTGACAGTAATTTGCATGACATCCTTTATGGAGTAAAATCTCCAGAAGCTAGAAGGATTGGCGGTAAGTTTTTTAAATTATCTTTTATAAGACCATCATTACCAACCCCTGGGGCTCTCGTTAAAGGTGAATTGCTTACTGAGCAAAAAGTTTTGGAAGTGGAGTTATTGAATGCAAACAAATTGCCTAAAGCTTGGACAAATGTTCCTTGGGTTAATTTTGATGGAAAAGTAATAGAACAAAACTTCACTCAACAATTTGAGGAAAGGTTATTCTATAAAAATAAAGATGGTGAATGGACCAGTAATATTTTACAAGTACCTCAAAAGACTGAATTAACTTGGTGGGAAGAGTTACTGAACAAAGATGGTAAAATTAATGATATTGCAGATGCAACACGAGCAAGAACTGCTTTTGCCGTTAATGGAAACCATTCCAACGACGCTGTAATTGTCAAAAACTTTCATTTGTGGGGAAAAGATAATAATATACCGACTTCAACAATTCATGACGCATTTTTTACAAATGCCGCTGATATGCTAAACGCAAGAAATGCATTACGTAAAATTTATGCTAAAATGTTGGACAGAAATATAATCATTTCTACCTTAAACGAAATGCGTGACAGAGGGCTACCGCAAGAGCTTTATGATCAATATTTGGAAGAAGCTATTCAAATAGGATTAGTTCCTATTGCGGGTAAATCTGTTGTTGGTGGAAAAGTTTTAAAAGAATCTGATATATTAAATAAAGACGATATTTTAAAAGAAATTCCTAAAGGGTTTAAAAATGATTATGGATGGTACGGAGTTGGTTAACAAAGCCCGTTAAATTAACCCGTATAATAGTAGTGTAAGAGATTACAACATTATACTAATTAATTCCAATATAAAGATTGTATCTTTAAATTACAAAATAATGAGTTGTACTCAAGGTAATAAAAATGACAACAAATACTGATGAACAAAACAATATTTCTGACGATGAATCAAAAAACACAACAAGCAGTGCTACCGTTGATAGTGAAATCGTAGAAAAAATTGTTAAAGAACGACTAGAAGAAAGTTTGAAAGACATTAAATCTAAACTAGATAAAGCCTATGGCACTAGAGACGAAACTCTTAAAAAGCTTGCTGAATACGAACAAAAAGAAAAAGAAGCTGAATTAAAACGGTTACAAGACGAAGGTAAACACAAAGAAGCTTATGAACTGCAATTGGCAGAAGAAAAAGCTAAAAGAGAAGCATTGGAGAAACGGAACATCGAACTTACCAGAGATCTGGAAGTACGTACCGAGCTATCAAAGTATACATTTCGAAGCGACAAAGCTATTGAAATGGCTCGTAAAGAAGTTGTTGACCAACTTGTACAAGATGATAAGGGTTTGTGGGTTCATAAATCTGGAATCTCAATTTCTGATTTCGTGAAAGTTTTCTCTGAAAACGACGATAATTCCTTTTTGTTCAAAGCAAAAACATCTAGTGGTTCAGGTAGTTCTGAAAGTTCAACAAGTACTTCTTCAACACCTAAGTCATTATTCGAAATGTCTCAGGAAGAAGTGTTAAAATTAGCTCAAGAAGGTAAATTAAGAAAATCTTAATTCTCTTGTTTTATTTATTAAATTTCAAGGACTATTTAAATGACAGTTCGCACTAACGTATCAGGCGCATCTAACTTTGTATTGCAAGAAACCATTTCTGCATACTCAGATGAAGCCTACACTACCGCAAGAAAATTGGTTGGCACAGGCATTGTAAGCTCAAACCCAAACATTGATCCAAACACCGAAACATTCGTAGGTCAAGTAAGATGGTTCAAACCTCTTAACCCAGTAATTAACGTTGCTTCTTTAACAACTGCAACCGATGGTTCTAAAACCAGTTATTCAAGCGATTACTTAACATATGTTAAATCAGTACGTACTCATGGTGCGTCTAAAGTTAACATGCAACAAATCGTTACCCAACAAGACGGTTTGGCCAAAATTAGCCGTGATTTTGCTGAAACTCGTGCGCAAGACGAACACAATGCTTTGATGGCTATCTTAAAAGGTGTTGCCATTTCTGAAGCATTGAATGGTTGCGCCGCTGCTTCTGGTAGCACTGGTCTAGGTGGTCAAACATTCTCAAATGACCCTTCAGATAAAGCTTATGGTTTCTATGTTGATTTAGGTGCAAATGCCCCTGTAATCGCTGCAACCGCTGCTGTTCAAGGTTCAGCTCGTGCTGAAGGTTTCTTACAAGCTTTCGGTAAAGCATTTAAAGATCGTGAGCCAGAGTGGGCATATTTGATTACTTCTCCAGAGGTAATGTCATCTTTCCGTTCAGCTAACTTGATCAACAACGTTGTATTGACCGAAGGTAACGTTCAATTTGAAACTATCTTCAACGGTAAATTCCGTTTGATCCAAACTCGTGCTTCACAAAGCTTAAGTTCTGCTGAATTGACAAAATTGAACACTGGCGCAGGTGTTGATATTGTTGGTACTAAAACCAGCTTTATTGTATTACCAGGCGCAATTGCTATGCAACCTTTGACTGTTCCTGAGTCAGTTGAAATCTTCCGTAATGCCAACACCTATAACGGCGGTGGTTCTACCGACATCTGGTATCGTTGGGGTTATGTATTGGCTCCTGCCGGTTACAACTGGGCTGGTTCTGCTGATAAATTCCCTTCAGATGCTGAGTATGCTTATGCAGTAGAAGGCGGTACACCAAAAGAATTGACAACTGTTGTTTCTGCAAGTTTAGCTTCTACTACTGGTTCTTGGATCCGTAAATCTGCTTCTGCTTTGTCTCTGGGTATTCTACCAGTATTCCACTCTTAATAAGGAATACTTATGGCACTCAGTAAAGGTACAAATTCGTATGTTACAGTTGCTGAATGTAATTCTTATTTTGACAATAGGCTAGATGCTAGTGGTTGGGCTAGTGCTGATAATTCAATGAAGGTAAATGCCCTAGTTACAGCCACTATGTTATTAGATAACATGCGTTGGGTAGGTGTTGCCATAAGTGAAACACAAGCACTAGCTTTCCCTAGAGTTGGTTCTTACTTCGATCCTAGACTTGGAACTTCAGTTGCTTTATCTGGAGTTCCTTCTAGGATTGAAAAAGCAACATTCGAGTTGGCAAACCATTTATTGACTAATGAGGGTTTGCTTGATGATACAGGTAGTGTAATAGATTTGGAAGTCGGTTCAATTAAACTCTCTCGTGTAAGAAAGCCCAGCTTATTGCCGAATGTGGTTAAGCAATATATCAACCCTTTATTGGTAAATTCCGGTAATGGATGGTGGAGAGCTAACTAATGAGCTATAAAGGACTGATAAATTCAAATTTAAACTTAGCTTTAAAATTGTTAAAAGATCTTGCTGAAGAAGTGGACTTTGTTAAGAAAACTTCTTCAGATTTCAATTTTGGAACCGGCTTGGCAACAAGTACTTCTGAAACAATAACAAATAAAATTATTGTGGTTAAAAAGAAAACAGGTTCTAAAGATAGAAACGTCAAAACAATGGAAATTTTAACTAATACTGAAGCTATTGGTTCACTATCTCTATTTGATTCTATTGTATACAACAATGAGACTTGGAAGATAACTGAAAGCATACTGGACGATGGTTATATATCGTTGTTCAATGTTGTGAGGGAAACTTCAAATGGGTAAATTTACAGACTTACAAAACTCTGTATTTTCTGTGTTTGATAGACAGACATGGAAAAATGAAAATATAAAAACAGTTCCTATGAATTTCACCGCAAGTACTATTGACGGTGAGTTCATTAGACTCTCTGTAATTCCGAGCAGTACAGGTTTAAATACTGCGTCTGTATCAGGTATTTTGATTATAGACATATTTACATCTGCAGGTATTGGTCCTCAACGATCTAACTTTATAGCAGATAAATTGGATGCTTATTTAGTGGGTAAATCCTTAGAAGTACGAACAGGAGTTATAACTCAATTTTCGTTAAGTTCTTTGGATTTTGTTGGAATAGACACTGACAATAAATCTCTATTTAGAGCAAAATATACAATACCTTTTAATTTTTTCGGAGTCGATTAAATGGCACACATTTCTTCAATCGGTGCAGGTTTATACACCGATCTGGCTGTGGGAGTCAAGACTGGAGACGGTACTTGGACTTCAGCCGAACTTGCAGCTTTCAATAGCTCTGCAACATGGTTAAATATTACCACAGGCCCTTTTTGTGGTTCTGAAGTAGCCGCAAATGGCACTGTAGCCGCAGCAGTTGGTCAATTCGTACGTATTCAAAACGTTCGTGAATTTCCTTCAATTGGTACTCCAGCCAATATTGTTCAAGTTGCTCAATATGGTTCTAAAACTTCTCGTCAAGTTCAAGGCCAAGCTGATGCGCCTACAATCGAAATTACATTGAACTATGTACCAAATGACTGGTCATCTACAAGTGTATTGGGTAAGAAAGTTGCCGATGGCAATCAATACCCGATTCGTTTTGCGCTTTTAAATGCACAACCTACAGCTTACGGCTCATTGGTTGCAGGCTTAGGCACAAAAGAAAATAGCCAATGGTTCTGGGTAGGTAAATTGGAATCTTTATTGATCAATCCACAATTGACTGATGCCAACACAGCCACTTTAACCATTTCTGTACAATCAGACTTTTATGGTTCTTACACAATTTAAGGGGTAATTTATGGCTCATATCTCTTCAATTGGTGCTGGACTGTTTACTGATTTGGCTGTTGCATTTCCGTTGACAGACTATACTTTTTCAAGTGCAGGTATTGATACCGCAGCTGAATGGCAAGCATTGTTCTTAGATGAAATCACAACAAGTGGCACCAAGGCTGCAAATACTTATGTACGTGTACAAAATGTTAGAGAGTTTCCTTCAATCGGCACTCCTGCAAATATCGTACAAGTAGCCCAGTATGGCTCTAAAACTTCTCGTCAAGTTCAAGGCCAAGCTGATGCGCCTACAATCGAATTGACACTCAACTATGTACCTAGCGATTGGGCTTCTGGTACATTGTTAGGTGCTTCTGTCGGTAATGGTGTTCAATATGGTTTTAGATTTGCATTGTTAAATTCTCAACCTGTAAATTATAGTTCAGGTATTGCTATTACTCCTACAGCTTCTACAGCTACAAGTGTAACTTCTGTTGCGCAAGCAGCTTCTGTTGAAGTAGGCCAAGTTTTAGTCAATACTGCAACTCCTACCACTAAATATGGTAGAGTAACTACAATCAACACAGGTACTGGTGTAATTACTTTTGATGCAACTGGCTTTACAGGTGGTACTCCTCCTGCAACAGGTGCTGGTGTAATTACTTCTGTAGGTATTGGCGAAGTATCCAACAGTTTATGGTATTGGTACGGTAAAGTTGAATCTTTATTGATCAATCCTCAATTGACAGATGCAAACACTGCCACCTTGACAATTTCAGTTCAATCTGATTTCTACGGTGCTTATACTGTATAATTAATAACGGGTGGTGTAACAGCCACCCAACTTTTACAATGAGGCTTATTATGTCTTTATCAATCATAAAATGTAATTGCACAGATACACCAAGTGCCAATTATCAAGATAAAAAATATGGCAAAAATATGAGAGTATGTAACCATAACCAAAAGAAACACGCTAAATGCACAGTCTGCGGTACATTACATAAGCTTTCATAATATTTAGGTATTATATGGAAGATATCAATCAAAAACCGTTTAGTGCCAGTTATGTGTTACGCGTAACGGCTAAGCATATGAGAAAGTCAATCGACATCAGTATCCGCAAAACATTTGCAAGAGTTGCTGAGTTTGATGGCAATAGAGAAAAATCAGAGGAAGTGTTCAAAACACTTTCAGTTTTACATACAATGAGGAAACAGTTGGATGACTTCCAAGCTCAACATTCCGAAGATTTCAAAGGACAATAAAATGGCAGAAGGTATCAAAAGCTTAGTTGGTCGTAAAATGACCAAATCGGTTAAATTCATGGGTGAAGATATTAAGATTTCTAAACTTAGTGTTTCAGAAGTTTTGGAAATCCAAGAGAAAGCTAAAGGCATTGAAGGTAATGAAGAAGCCAGTTTTGATGTTTTACGCACAGTAATTCGTTCTGCCGTAGATGGTGGAGAAGATCTTTCTGATCAAGATTTTGATACATTTCCTATGGACGAGTTGACAAAACTTTCCAATGAAATTATGAAATTTTCCGGCATAGGCCAAGAGGCGGGAAAGTAGAATTGGATGATGAAATGTTATCTATTTATGAAATAGCATTTCATCTTAAAATTCCAATTTATAAATTATTGAAAGAAATGCCTTACGATGAGCTGTTGGGTTGGTTCCATTACTTTGAAAGAAGACCTGTAGACTGGCGTAGTGATGATCGTACATTTAAAGTATTACAAACTCAAGGTGTAAAAGAAAAACCTTGGACTATATTTGGATCATTAGATGCCATATACAATAATAAGAAAACTGTTCAAAATGAAGACGGTAAAATCTCATTGCAAAATCTAAAAAGTTCAGGAATATTTAGCAAGATGATGACAGCGGTAGGAGGCGATAAGTTAAACCTATGATCAAGATCAAACTTGTCGATGTAAAGAAAGCATTTCAAGATTTAAAACTTCAAGTTGACTCTGAAGTTGAAAAACAAAGTTCTGTAATAAACAAAAAATTACTTGCAGAATTAAAAGAAGAAACACCTGTTGATACAGGTAACGCTAGAGATTCGTGGGAAATACGTAAAATCAATAGCGTAACAGAAATAAGAAATACTACAGATTATATACAATATTTAAATCAAGGCTCATCTAAACAGGCTCCACGTTACTTTGTGGAGAGGACTGCATTGAAATATGGAAGCCCTATTGGAACTATAGTTGAAGTTCAAATAATCAATGATGCCTGAAGCTTTTTGCTTTAGGCTTTTTTTCAAGGTGTGAATATGGCGATTGTATTACGTACAGTTTCAGATTCAAAAGCTGCTAGAGCCGACTTAGCAAAGTTAGAAGCCTCTGTAAATGATATAAATAATTCAGTACAATCTGTAAAAAACTCCTTTATAGACACTTCTAAGGCCATAGCAATAGCTTTTGGAACAGTGGC